GCTAGGTCGCATCGGAGTTCCCAATCCTTGGGGAGCCTGCACTAGGTAAAGAACCAGGCGGGCGAAGCGGGAGCGGCTACATATGGAGTTGTAGTCACTCTTACGCCAACGCGGTACCGGACGGTGCCGCGGATGTCGTGTCGTGGACCTGGGCTGCCGGCCATTGCGGCCAGCAGTCTACGCACGTCATCGTCCCGGCGTCGCTTGTGCGACTCGGGAATTAACGTGGTGTACGTATACCGATACGTGTACAGGGTTGGATCCCAGCTACACGCACCCCTACGACGGAGAACGTGAATGGGCGCTACGTAGTGCCCAGTCTCGCCTCCGGTTGGCCCAATTGCTGGACCAACAAGGGGGTCCTTGTCGGACTCGAGTATGATACCCAGGCAAGGATGTGCCGGGTCAATCGCTTGAAGGCGATTGAAGAAGGAGTGTCTGGTGGTCCTCAGACCAAGAGATTCCTTCAAGTACACCGGTCGGACCTTATGTCCATTTAACCAGTCCTGCCCGCAGGATTCGCGGAACGGACCGACCACATGGGACTTCTGTCGGTTTATGATGAACCCACAGAACCGCAATGCCTCGATGAGGAGTGCGGTCGCCCCAGTGGGGACAATAAGGTCATCACCATAGACCCGCCAGCGATGGTCATCGCAGGCGGTTAACCTTATGCAGGCTCTAGCCAAGGAGGCAAAGAGCAAGCACTGCAAGGGGAACGTGAAACCATTCCCCATCGACGAGAACATCTGGCTGTCAAAGCCAACCCCGTCGATCTGCCAAGAACCGGTACGCGCCTTATCTAGGCAAACGTACCAGCCTTCAGGTAGTAAGTGTTTCACAACAGGTGTTAGCACCGTGTCGCTAGCACTTGACAAGTCTAGGGTGGAGAATCCGTCACAAGCAAAACCTCGCTGTGACGCGATCCTCGCGAGACTACCGTTCGCCTTTTGGTCGTGAAGGGTGATCCCCCACTTCCGAAGGTACGGTTTCAACATCTCGCAACATCCTCGTTGAGCCATTGAATTCAGTAATGGCTCAGTTGCAATGACACGATCAGTCGACGCGTCCTTGGGCTGCGTCGACACCTCGGAGTGGTTGGATTCTACCAGCCGCAATCTTCCACTTTCATGCAAGCTACGGAGGTGAGTCATCCACGAGCCGTCCAGAAGGACTGGCCCGTACCACTGGAGGCATGCTCTGCTACTAGACAGGGCCTGTTCGGGGCCGACTTTGGCGTAGGCATCTGTGTCCTTCACGGGCACTGCCTTTGAAAAACGCCTCAGCCCTTGGAGGGTTCCTGAAGAGAACGGACTAGCACGACGGAATGTATCCCAATCCTCACTGTTCGGCTCAGCGCCGAGCAGCCGGAAGAGGTCCATCCGTGCTTCCCCAAGTACTAAAGCGATCAGCGACGGAATCCGTTGCGGGTTCCGTAGGTATAGTTCAAACCTGAAGGCTGAACGCTTATTTCGGCGTTGTACCGATAGGAACTTAGCAAAGGCTCGCGCCTTGCGCGTTTCCTCATCGGCCCCGTCAATTGACGGGTTTTTCTTCAACAACGCCTCGACTTGGCGGAGTCTTAGAAGACGCCTCGCGGCGTTTTCGTCTGACGAGTCCGCCTGGCAACTTGCGATTGCGTTGCCAGTAACTTCTGCCATGAGCTCCACCCCCCCGATACTCGGAAGGGGGCAGAACTCGAGCGAAGCTAACCCAGCAGAGCTGTCAAGGACCGCATTAAGCAGTCCACGAGCGGGGTCTTTTGCATGTGGCATAGTATGACACCTGATGTCACAAGGGCGATTGCTGCTGCCGTTTTAATGGCAAACAGTTTCATGGTGTAGGTACCAACCGTTAGTACGGGAGGTCCAGCTCGACAGTTGCGTCATCTTTGAAACCCGCCGTCCCAATGAGGGTGGCGAGTTCGCCGAGGTACGCAGCAATGCGCGTGGCCGGCTGGCCAGCAACGTTGCGGATGTCGAGTGTCACCAGGGTGTTGCGGGTTTCCCCGCTCACCACGTCGCCAAGGCCCATTACGCCCAGTACCTGGTACGTGCTGGTTCCGCCCGACAAGGGGCGGCGCTTGAACTTGACGAGCAAGGGCACATCCGACGTGTGTCCGTCACGTTTGTACGTGACAAAGTCGGTTCCCAAGTCGTACTTGGTCCAAGTTGCGGGAATGGTCATGTTGGCCATTTGCTCTCCTAAACCCGGAGTTTCCGGTACAAAGAGGCGATATTGCGCTGACCAGGAATTAGTGCGATCAGATCGACGCACTTCTTCCAGCCCAAACGCGGTCGCCAGGTTAACGATAAAGGAATATCACCCGTCCACGGAATCCGATCATAAGATTCGTGGGCAGCCCGTCCTTCACACGATGTGTCGGACGAATACCTGTTCTGTGAAGAACAGCCGGGCGATGTCCAACCCTCGATACGGAACTGCACACTCACCTCACGCTTAACGGAATAAGCGCAGGCGCGTTCCCCGACATGGGGATAAGGCCAGTGAGCGCGCAGTAAATCTCCAAAGTTGGTGAACCAATCAACAACAAAGGAGAAGGGAGTGATCTCCCACGCAAGAGCAGCAAGATTGGTGTCAATGGCCACCCCATGGCGACCATGGACACGGACGGCAACAACCGCCCGGGTCGTCTTGCTGTTTATAAGAGTCACGTCGCGATCACGCGAAGAGAGCGCATTACTATAGTAAGTATGTGTTGTCTCAAAATGCGTGATCGTTCCTGGTGCATGTTCGGTTTGTGCCGACTTGCCTATTACGATCTTCGTCGGGTTCTCCGACGTAAGCTCTTTGTAGGCCTGCACCAAGTCTTCGGTGGAGTACACGAGTTGACTCCAGCCGTAACGTGCCTCTAACCAAGTGTCGTTAAACGCGCGGCGAATATCTTCGGCCTTACTAAGGCGTGGATATTTGCCCTTGGTTTTGCGTAGGACTTGATAAGTACGCTTCCGGACCGTACCGACAGCGCTCCTTACGAGCTCTATGGTTTTCGCCCTTTCCGCGTACTCAACAAGTACCTGCATGGCGCCCTCAGATGCTTTCGCCGCTGCCTCTTGTAGGCAAGCATTGACGTGGTCTGAGGTGGGTTCATCGGCCTGTACGGTGATCGTTTTGACACCGTAGCAGTTACCCGAGCCGACACGGTAATCCGTGGCGCAAGGGTAGCTAAGATAGCGCCAATGTTCCCCTGTATACGATCCAGGCGTTTGGGAAAACGACTGAGTCGTACGGTGCAATTGGACAAAGGGTACGAGCTTACCATCAGCAACCTTGCCGTGGTAGCCTTCGGTGTAACCGCTTACATCACGAGTTCTTCGTGAATGGTTCGCGATTACAGCGATGTCGGTCGGATACGTCGCATAATAGGTTCCATACCTATATCTGTCGACGCGACTCGGCCAGATCGTCAACCCACCACCACTATCCGTGGTGTTCCAATAGTAGCCGGCCATGCAGGGCCCCTCCGTTACAAGGATTGTAGCGACCCCCCCA